CAGCCTTACATTGTTGTTTACTTCTGGAAAAGGACAGCGTAATGGCGTTAGTCGATAAATATGGTAATGCAGTTAGATCAGGAAGTGGGGCTGCTATAGGTTCTCTTTATGATTCTAATAATAATAATATTACTAATACTGGGAGAACAACAGAAACAGGCTCGGTAGTTACGCCACTAGATTTAGCTAACATTACTGGAGGAAACTACCCCTATAACTTTTTAAACATTCAAGATACTGGGGGTAACCCAAACACACAAGGAAACACATACGCTAATGCGCCTAGTCTATTCAGCACTAGTGATACTGGTGCATATTATCCCGACTCTGTACCTGATACAATGTTTAAAGGCCTAGGTAGTGGTCTTACTGGTGGTCTAACAAATTTACTTTTAGAAAAGCTAGGCGATAAGATAGGAAAAGATAGTTACTTAGGTGGTTTGTTAGATGCCTATATGAATTTTGACCCTGTAGGTGACTTTGCTGAACAGACTCAGTTTGGTATGAATAAAGAGTCAATGTTAGAATATAAACTACAGGAATCCTCAAACCCTGATTGGGCTACTATGTCTGAGACTGATCGGGTAGCAATGGCTCGTAGTCCTCAACTTACCAACCAATTAACTTATGCTTTTATAGCGGGTGGTCAAGGTAATTTAACTCAAGCACAATTAGATAGTATACGCCCAGAAGGTTACTCTGATGAACAGTGGGATGGTTTGTCTAAGCAGATGAAATCTCAACTAGCCCAAAGTGGTAGTAGTGATAATGATTCTAATAGTGGTGGTAGTGCCTCAGATAGTGCCTCTAACAACTCTGGTATACTTTCATCTTTAGGTGTAGGTACTGCGGCTGATTCCTCAGAAGTATTAGCTAATCTAATGAATGGAAACTCTAATTTAAGTAATGGTGCAAACATGGCAAATACAATAAGTGATGCTGGCTGGTTAAGCCAACAATATCAAAATGAATTTAACAGAGGCGAGATGGATGAGGCAGGTGAAGCATACTGGCTCAACGAATTATCTACAGGCGCTAAAGACAGGGAGCGTGTACTTGCTGACTTAAGGTATAGCCAAGAAGGTCAAGGGTACACAACTCAAGCAGAAGCAGATAAATTTGCTGCCCAATCTGCCGAAGGTAGTAATGCTAACTTTTTAAACACTCAGTACAACCAACAGTTTGGTAGAAATGTGGGTCAGGAAGGTCTTGACTATTATGAAAATCAATTAGCTACGGGTGCTAAAACAAGAGAGCAGATAATTGCTGAGTTAGGTGCAAGTACCGAAGGTATAGGAAACATAACAGCAGCAGAAGCAGCGGCAGACCCTACGTTAATTGCCTCAGCTAGTCGTATGGATGAAATTGCTAATCCTTTTGATAATATACAGTCGCAATTAGCACAGTATGTAGCTCAAGGTGGTGATGGTGACATTAAAAAAACTGGAAACTTAAGTTCAATACAAGCATTATTAGATCAATTTAAATCAGAAAGTGGTGGTGCAGCAATACCTAATGGTACAGGTGCAAATACTGGTAACTTCAAACCAGTTACTTTCCGTTCTGGTACTGGTGGTGCTGCTCTGACACCCTCAGGTTCGGCTACACAACTAGCAGAGCCTTACGCCAGCATAAGTGACATGGTGGGCCAAGGTCAAGGTTTGTTTGGTCAAGCCTCTACTCTAGCCCAACAAGCACCAGATCAGTTTAATTATAACTTCAACCCCGAAGGTCGTGCTACAGAGTTATTTAATCAACGTAGTAAGTTACTTGAGCCAGCCTTTGCACAGCAAAACGCTAGGGCTAGAGAGGGTATGTTTGGTCAAGGACGTTTAGGTCTTAGGTTGTCTGGTGAGGGCTTAGGTGCTGGTATGGGCAGTCAGATGATGCAGCCTGACGCTTTAGGTGTTAGTAACGCACAATCACAAGCCTTAGCTGGTCTAGCAGCACAGTCTACCAATGACGCCTATGGTCAACAGATGCAACAGGCTGGTCTTGACTTGAATCAGTTTAACACTAATCAAATGACTAACCAACAACAATACTCTAATCTTATGGGTACTGGTGCAGGTATGTTCTCAGGTGGTTTACAGGCACCAGCACTTGAAGCTCAGTTAGCTGGCGCACCTCTACAGACAGAAGCTTTACGCCAGAACTACCAGTTAGGTTTGTTAGGTCAAGAGACTGCACGTATGACAGGTCAAGCGGCTTTGAATACTTCTAACTATCAACCTAACCCTTGGGTCACAGGTCTTACTGGAATAGGTACAGCATACGCTGGTACTGCTGGCGGTGGTAAAGCTATAAATGACGCTGGTGGTTGGCTTTATAAGCAAATCTTTGGTTAATAAGCTAAACTTTAAGACTACATACACTTAAAAGACACAGGAAAGATAACATGGCATATCAAGGTTTATTTACACAAGGCCCGTCTGTTGACGACTTGTTAGAGCAACGTAACAAACGTGCTACAGACTTACAACGGCAGCTTATGACTCAAGCTGGAAATAGGGCACGTGACCCTGCTAAAGCACAAGCCATAAGTTTCTTAGGTTCAACCTTAGGTCGTGCCTTAGGTAATGCTTCTGGTGGTGCTGACGAGCAAATGGAGCAACGTGAAGCTACGATAGAAGCACAAAAAGCTATGCAACAAGATTTTGCAACTTCCTCTCAAGGTACAGGAGAAGAACAAAAAGCATTAGCAGAGCGTCTTTTTAAAGCAAATTTTTATCAAGAAGCCAGCTTAGTTGCGAAAAATGCTAAGTCTACATTAGCAGAAGAAGCTGCTGCCATAAAGTTAGAACAAGACGAACTAGCAAAGGCAGACAAGCTGAAACTACAGCAGAAAAGTAATAATAGATTAGCTGATCGTGTTATGAAAGTTATGCCTAAAATTGCTGAAAGTGTACGTGAGGGCGACCCTCTTGCAATAGAAGCGGCCTACGAGCAACTTAAACTTGAAAGAAATGCTAAAGGTAGTGACCCTACAGCAGCAGAACAAAACTGGACTGCCTTAAGTACACTAAGTAAGACAATAACTAATCGTTCTCAGTTAGACCCTAGTGACCCTACGTACCTAAGTCCTGCTAAAGCGGAAGAAGAATTAAGAGCAGCAAAAGTCCTCTTTGGTGCTGGTGAAGACTCTTATCAAAAGCAGATGGGTAAAGAACAAGCACAGACAATGGGACAGTTGTTGACAACAGCCGCTACTAAGCTTGAGCAATCAGAACCTACAAAGCGTTTAATACAGAGTTCTCTTCAACTTCTTAACTCAGGTGACCTTTATACTGGCGCTGGCTCTCAAGCTTACTTAGGGTTACAGAAAGTTCTAATGGCTATAGGCGCTCCTGCTGATGTGTATGGCGCTGCTGCTGGTGAAACTTTCCGTTCTAATGCCATGAGTTTTGTGCTTAAGTACATTGCACAAACCAAAGGTGCTATCTCTAACGCAGAAATGCAAAAGTTTGAGGCTGCTGCAATGGGATTAGGTAACACTGAACTAGGTAACCGATTAATACTTGACTTAGCCAGCCAAGCTGTAGAGTTTGAGCAAGGTGAATCTTTACACATGGGTAAGTGGTTTGATGCTCAAGATGGTTACCCAACTCCACAAGCTTATAAAGCAGAGCAACAAGTTTGGCGTGACGCTAACAGGTTTATACCTAAGACAGTGGAAGAGATTGCTGCCGAGGCTGCTGGTGTAGCTGTAGTTGATGCTAGTGGTCAAGTAACTAATGGGATGCCCGAAGGTGGTAATGCTTTACAAAAACTTATAGACCCTAGGGTAAGAAACCTATGAAACTAACTAATCAACAAATAAGTACCTATGAAAGTCAGTTTGGTGCTATGGAAGCTTTAGCTGTAGAGCAGCAACAAGCTTCTTTAAAGATGAAAATAGTAGACCCTAACGAAGCTGCAAGTTTAATGAATGATGCTAACAAGCTAGCTACTGATGCAGAAAAAGGTCGTGCTGAGTTAAGGCGTCAAGTTACTTCTTATACACCTGAGGAAACTTCTGCAAAGGATATTATTCTTCCGTTAGTGTATGACAACAAGGAAGCTAATGAACAGGCAGTAGAAAACTTCCAAGCAACTAATGAATCTTTGGCAGAGCAAGGTAATTTTGTTAGTGTACCTACGTTACCTTTAGCTAGGGCAGGTACAGAAGAAACATACGCAGTAACAAAAAAAGCATGGGGTCCAGATGAATGGCTTGTTAATCAAGTAGGTAAAACTGTTGTTCCATTAATGGATAGTGTTTTTAAAAATACAATGAAAGCAAGTGGTCAGACCCTTAGTAATGTAATACCTGATGATATAGAAACTACCGCAATGGAAGCAATGAAAGGTGCTTACTATGACATATCAAGACAGGATTGGTACAAAAAAGCTGCGGGCTGGCTAGAGGAAGGTTTAGTAGAACCTTATATGTCATGGAAGAAAAAGAACCCTGAGAGAGCAAAGCTTACCGAAGATGCTATAGCTACTACAGGAATGGTGCTTGATCGTACTAATCTATCTGCGGCAGCACGTAGGAGCGGTACACGTATAGTTCTATCAGGCGCACAAGGCGCTAAGGTACAACGTAGGGCGTTTATACAGGACATGTTAGCTCCTGCTAAACCTGATTCAGTAAACAATCCTACTAAGTGGGGTGACGATGGTAGCGGTAAAGCTGCTTTTATACCTGATGTTTTAGAACAACAAGCTATACATGAGGTGACGTTGATACCTGATTTAAACCCTGCGGCTACACCAATAGTTAATAGGTCTAAAATAAAGAAACAGTACGAGAAACTATCTAATCGTTTAAATAAAGTTATTATGGACGCAGGTAATCCTCGATATTCCCGTGATAATCTTAAGGCTGTCATAAGTGGTCACGTTGACGATTTAGTAGAAAGCACTGAGTTTAGGGCTGCTTCTGGTAGTGCTGCTGGTGTACCTGCTTTAATTGAACACATGGGAACTATGGTAGCTAGGTCAAGCAATGATGCTTTAGGTTTATTAGAACTTAGGCGTGAGTTTGATGATTGGGTCACTAACAAAGTAAAACTTGCTGAGTTAGATACACCCGCTAAAACATCATTAGAGCGTGTCATAACTAATGTACGTAATACTTTAAACTCTGAACTAGATGCTATAGTTCCTGATGCTCCTACTAAACGACTACGTTTACGTGTATCTTCCCTCAAAAAAGCCGATGAAATGATTAGACCTAAGTATGATGATAATACCACAAGTCTTTTTAAACGTCTTAATGAAGGTTATTACATTGAAAAGTTAGGCGTTAAGTTACCTACAACAGCTAGTGGATTGTACTTTACAGGTGCTTTAGGTGCTGGTATTGCTGGTACTGTTACTGGTCAAATTGCTTTAAGTGCTGCTGGTGGTCTGTATGGAGTTAAGAAAGCTATTGATGTGCTAAGTAACCCTACAGTTCGTAAGAAAGCGGGTCAAATTATAATAGGAATGAGTAAGGCAATAAAAAGTGCAACAGACCCTATTGAGATAGCTATTCTCCGTGGTGATAGGGCTGCGTTATTACAGTTACTTTCTGAGACTGTGGCTACTAAAGAAGAAAAGTAAAGGAATAATTATGGGAATGTTGTCTAATCTGATGGATGGTAAGTATACGATAGCTAACGCTGTGGGGGAAACTGTTCCGTGGTTACAAGAAAAAGGGGCTTTTAACCCCTTTGGTGGTTCTCCTGTAAATGATTTTGTAGATAAAGTTAAAAGAGTAGGAACAGACCTTGGTGAATCTTATGTAGAAACATTAGGTAATAGTGAGCAAGACAACCTTGATTATAAAAGAGGTGATGCTAATGCTGCTGATCTTGTGTGGAGAGCGGCTGGTGATACTGGTGAGTTAGTAGGTGATACTATTTCCGCAGGTGCTAGTGTTATTATACCTGATTGGGTAACTAAAACTGCTGGTGATCTTATGCAAAGCGGTGTAGAAGCTACATTAGATACTACACTAGCTAAACAAGGCTTAGAGTATCTAGCAGATAATCCACGTGTAGCTCGTAACATAGAAGCAGGTATGGGTATAGCAGAACTAGGGCTACCTAAGGCATTACTTGAGCCTGTTAAAAGAGCCTTAAGTGCTGCCTCTAATTACATACCTAACCACTACACACCTTCCGTTAAAAACTTAAAAGATATGCCTAAGGAATTTAAAAGTTTAACTGATAAATTACTTGAGTATAAAGTTAAAGGTGTCAAGACTGAAAAAGAAGCATTTTACTTAGCACAAAAGCTTACAGGAGCTAGTAAATGGGCTGTTAATGGTGTAGTGGGAGGTATTAACTCAATATTCAACCCAAAGGCTAGGGCTTTATATGATAAGCATGGTATTAATAGTTCTTCACAGGCTATTGTCAAGCAAGAAAGAGCCTTAGAAGCGGCAGCTAGAAAGCGTGGAGATACTGCGGTTGCTAACAGGCACAAAGAGAAAGCCATTGCTCAGATAAACTACAACAAATACATTACAGCGCAGACAGGTTTTAAGGGTGAAGTTTCTAAAGCTATGGACGATGTTCTTGAATCTGTGTCTTGGGGAGGTATGCAGCCCTTAACCAAGAAAAACTATATTGATTCTGCTAAGAAACAACAGAATACAATAGTAACTAAAGATTCTAATGGTCAAGAAATTAGAACTAACTTAGCAGCTTCCGATGCAGACTTATCTTTTGTTTATGAACAAGCTCAAAAACTTTGGAGTATGCCTGTAAATAAAGGCAATAAACTTGTGGTTAAAAGAAACACAGGTATTGGCGGTAATCATGGTAGTGATGCCATAGCTAACAAAAACAAAGTTCATAAGTATATGAGGAAGCTTTACGCTTCTGATGGTATAACTGACCCCATGGAAATATACAATCATCTAAAGTCTTTATCTAAAGAAGATTTTCCAAAGGGTGTTGTCCTACTAAACAAAAGTGCTGAGGACGTAGCATTGAATGGTCTATGGTTATCTACTTCTCACGTAGGTAGTGCTGTAGTTGAAGGTGGTGTAAACGTAATGACTAAGATATTACCAAATCAACGGGCTATGTCTTTCGTATCTGATGTGCATGACTTTCTTGAGAAAGTACCTGTTCTTGGCAAAGTTTTAGAAAAGGCTTTACCAAATGGTGAAATGTCAATAACACCTCCAATATTTTCTGACCTAAGACTGCCTGATGTTAAAAAAGCTGATACAAAAGGGCCAGTGACTTCATTGAATCCAAATCAATCGGGTAAGGTTACTGATGAAATGCTGGACGCCTATACACAGCAAGGTGTGAGTCGTATGCAAGTAGCTGCCCAAGTCCCTAAAATGTTAGGTCAGTCTGCTATTATAGGTAATGGCCTATTTGATTATGACCCAGAAAGAGAAAGATACTTTCAATAAACCTAAGCATAAAAAAGCCCTACCTAAGTCTCCTTAAGTAGGGCTTTTTGTTGCCTGTAGTTTAATGAATGTCAAAACCCTTGTTAGTTTTCCATGCAAAGTAATCCTCTGGTCGCATGATCTCCTTAAAGATAGTTTCAATAGCTATGATTAAACGCAACACTTCTGATATATCATCCTTGTCTCCGAACTCTATTTCTTCCTTAAGATCACTATGGAACTGCCCTAGGCATATCACAGTAATCTGCTCTATGTCTACTAAGTCATTCAACTGTACATTACTCATGTCACCACCCCCAAGATTCGCCAGACATACCATCTGCGCTATAGTCAGTCACACGACCTTCAAAGAAATTCTTGAAGCTGTCGCCATTGAGTACCCAATCTAACCAAGGCAATGGATTCTCATCTATGTCCCAGTTAGGCTTAAGGCCTAGGTTAGTTAATCGTCTGTCTGCGATATATCTGATGTAGTCTTTGACTTCACTAGCCGTAAGACCTTCCACACCTCCCATTTCAAACGCAAGATCAATAACTTTGTCCTCAAGCTCAACAGCAGTTCTGTACATTTCATATATAGATAATTTAAACTCGTCATTTACCACCTCTGGATTTTCGCTAATGAAAGTACGAAATAATTCTGTCATACCTGCGACATGAATAGTCTCGTCACGTATACTCCACTCTACAATCTCACACATACCCTTAAGCTTACCAAAGCGTTGAAAGTTAAGTAGCATTACAAACGCACTAAACAAACTCATACCCTCGTTGCATACAGTCTGTGCTAAGGCCTTAGCTAACCCTTGTTTGGTGTCAGGGTCAAAGGTCTGCATAAACTCAAGCTTCTCAGCCATAGCATCGTACTCAAGGAACGCTGTGTACTCAGCCTCAGGAAAGCCTAGGGTATCGTTAAGCAAGGCGTAGGATCGCATATGGATAGTCTCTCGCTGTGCAAACGATAGCATCATCATACGTGCTTCATTATTCTTAATGCGAGGTAAGAACACATCTACGTAAGAACCACCTACTATCACATCAGACTGTGTAAAGAGCCTGAGTATCTGTGTGATAAAGTTCTTTTCTTCATTGTTAATCTTACCAGACTTCCACTGTGTTACGTCCTCCTGTAGGTCACACTCCCACTCTCCCCAGTGTAACTTATCATGCTCAATGGCTTGTGTCACAAAGCTTGAGTAGTTGAAGGGCTTGTATGCTGCTGACGCTGTTAATAAACTCATTCTTTTATCCTTGGCAACTTAAACATTCTTGATCGTCTTGGTCTTGAGCAAAGTCCTTAAGTGCAACACGTGTAGGTTTAACGCTTACTGTGTCGGCTTTAGAACTTGCGCTAGTCCTTAGGTAGTACAGACCCTTAAGCTTCTTGTTGAAAGCCCTAAGGTGTACTTCATTCACATAGGCCTTATCTGTACCTGATGGGAAGAATAGATTAACACTCTGACCTTGGCAGATATAAGGCTGTCTACTTGCTGCATGGTCTATAACCCATCGTTGGTCAAGCTCAAATGCAGTCTTAAATACTTCTTTATCCCATTCATCCATCCATTCTAGGTGCTGTACGCTTCCCTCATGCAAGAGTATAGACTTCCACTGCGCTGCAATCCACACAGGGTCGCTATTATGGGCCTTAATAACTTTATCTAGGTACTTATTCTCTACTAAGTGGGCACCTACACGTGTCCTGTGAGTAAAGGCATTAGACTTAAGAGGCTCAATACTAGCAGAGCAACCAGCAATAATACTACTGTTGGCGTTAGGTGCTATAGCTAACAGGTGCGAGTTACGCATACCTTCTACGTCAGGACAAGCCCCACGTTCTTCTGCTAAGTACACTGATGCTGCCCTAGCCTGTGCTTTAATATGGGTAAACATATTAGTATTGATAGTAGTAGCCATAGGAGACTCCCACGGGACGCCTAAGCGTTGCAAAGCACTATGGAACCCCATTGCCCCTAGTCCTAGGGAACGCTCTTGTGTGGCACTATAGACAGCCTTACGTAGCTCCTTGGGTGCATGGAAACAAAAGAAGCTAATGACGTTATCTAACATGGTTATTAAGTCAGCTACCATTGTAGTGTCTTTCCACTCTTCATAATACTCTAAATTAACACTTGACAAACAACAAACTGCTGTACGTTCCTCTGATGTAGGTAAGTGAATCTCGTTACATAAGTTAGACCCATGTATCTTTAGACCTTGCTCCTTCATAGATGGTGGTAAGTGCCTGTTAGCTTCATCAATGAAGTTTAAGTAAGGCTCACCTGTCCTAAAGCGTGTCTCAATCAAACGCTCCCATAGCTCCCTAGCTGGTAACAAGTCACGCACTGTCTTATCATTAGGGTCTACAAGAGGCCAAGGGTCGCCAGCAACCACAGCGTCCATAAACCTATCAGTAATGTTAACTGCGTTATGTAGGTTAAAGGCCTTACGATTAGGGTCGCCACCTGTAGGTACACGTATGTTAATAAACTCAATAATGTCAGGGTGGCTAATGTCCATGTAGGCCGCATAAGAACCCTTACGTGTCTTACCTTGCCTGTAGGCAGTCATGTCACTATCAACAGTCTTTAGGAAAGGAATTGGGCTAGGAGCCATATCGCTAACACTACGAATGTCAGACCAATGACCACCAACTCCACCACCTTTAACACTAAGCCAACGTAGTTCTGTCGAGTGTCCGATAAGACCATCAAGGCTATCAGGTACATAACTGAGGAAGCAGCTAATAGGTAATCCATTTATCTTCTCCCCCTCCTTAGGGGCGTTGCTTAATATAGGGGAACTAAACATAAACCAACCTTTACTAGCGTAGTCATAAATACGCTGTGCTAGTTCGTAGTCATGCTTACTAAACGCTGTCGCTGCTCTTGCATAAGCGTCCTGTGGATCTTCACCATCACGACAGTAGTAGTCAGCAAGTAAGGTGTAGGCTTGTTTACTTAATAATTCGTTACGGCTATAATCAATTACAATGCTCATTTACCCACTCCGTTGTTTCCATAATACCCTTGAATCCAACTAAGGTGGCATTTGTTTCTGTGTTTAGCACTGTAGGTACGCTACGTACTTTATATTTAATAGCTAGGTCAATGTCCTTACCAATGTCAATATCTTTATAGTCAATTTCTAAACTATTTAAGACTTGACTTACAGCTTTACAGGGGGCACAACCTTCTGTGTAGAATTTTATTATCATTTTGATTCCTTGTGTAGTGCATTGTCGTAAAGCTTACATATTTCAACAGCGTTTTGTTGCGCCTCTTTATGTTTACTAATGTCATTAGTCTCTAAATAAGCATTGGCTATATCTAAAGACTCCACACAATCCTGCCGTAATAGCTCTAAGGCTAACCCTCGTACTTGACCTTTCATTAGTATTCCTTTTGGTATTTGCCTGTACGAATCATTGCACAAATCTCAACTGCCCTTTTACCTACCTGTTTAGCCCATCTACTATCCATAAACTCGTCTGCTGCTTCGTCCCACTTGTGGTCATAGGTGGCCTGTAAAGCTTTTTTAAACTTTTTTAACCGAGGCATACCTAAGTTAAAGCAAATATCCACCAAGGCGTCATAACGAGCAGGAGAGTGCATAATCAAGTCAATAGTCCAAGGAAACGCTGTTGATATTTCTTCCTCTACACGCTCAATGTCGTTAGCCAGTAGGTAGTCAATCTCAAGTTTGCTTAGGCCTATGCCACCCTTAGGGTCTATGTTACGCCCTACGCCTATAGTTATCTTATCGGCTGTACACTTATAAGCATGAGTCTCTACGCCCTCATGTGCTGTTAACATTTTAGATAATTGTGTCATTATTTATTCCCGTCTATTGGTTCATTGGTATGCCTAGGTGATAGGGCAGTCTCCTGTCCTGTATCCACAACAGAGTTATGTCTATCGTAGTATTCTACCTGCATTTGTAGTGCATGAATAGCTTTCTGTAGGTCTTGTCGGTGAGTACCTTTCTCTCTTGTCAAGTATTTATTTACTTTAGTGTAGATACTTGCCTGTAGACCTACGTAACCAAAGTTAGCAAAGGTACTCTCAAGAGGCTGTATGCCTTGCTTGGTATAGTGGTCGCCACCTACTTGCGTATCAAGTGCTTTAGTGTCCATTACAGCCTCCATATCTCCGAAATCATCTATGAAATTATACTTGGGCCAATCTATGATTTTAGTCATTGTCTGAATCCTCTTCCGTAAACATATCTAGGTTCTTCATTACCAAGTCCTCATAACGATCAATTAATGATTCGCTTGTGATACCTAGTAGCTCACATAAGAAGTCAACGTCATACTTATTTAATATCTGTTCTTTTATTTCTTCAAAGGTGCTAGACATTTTAAATGCTCCAGTAACTTATCAACTGATTTCATAGTAAAGTGCGCTAAACCTTCTTTATCACACCACTCACCTAGGTTCATCTTAGAGCCTTTTCTAAGACGTTTACGTTCATCAGAGAATACAAATATCAATGGCCTATCAATCTCGTCCCTGATAGCTTTGTACTTCTGCGTGTCGCCTACCCTAAAGAATCCCTTACACTCTATCATAGCTCCTGTACGCTCACAGATAAAGTCTGGTACGTACTTCTTATGTATTGTGTAAGGTAGTCTGTAAGGCTCATACAGGAATCCTGTAGTCGCTTCACTAAAGGCACTCTCTAGGCCTGATCTAAACTTAGTCATTATAAAGTATCCTCAAGTGTTAAGCGTCTAAAGCCGTCCCAGTTCCTACGCATATACAGAAGGTTCCAACACACCTCTAGCCTCTCCTGCCAATCCTCAGGGTGAGCCTCTTCCCACGCCTCTCTGACTTTATCTAACATATCAGGCTGAGGTACATCAGCTAGAAGCTTCTCAGCTTTCTTTGGCCCTATGCCCACAAGACCTTGTATGTTGTCCGTAGAGTCTCCTGTAAGCATCTGTAGGCACATCTTACGATAACCTTGATCTTTGCATATGTAGTATAAAGTTTCCTTGGTGAAGTTGTAATGCCAACCTTCTACCATGTCAATGTCTTTATCTATATGTGCAATAACATAATGCTCTTTAGCGTCTAAGGATTGTTGCGCCCATATGGATACTACATCGTCAGCCTCACAGTTATCAGACTTGAAGTGCCCTAGACTGTAGGCGTACTCATTCAAGTCCTTACGCCTCTCTACTACAGCCTCGTCTACATTGGACACCTTACGATGCCCTTTGTAGTCTGGCTCTATGTCGTACCTAAAGTTACCCTCTCCCTTAAGTGCTACGTATACTCTACCGCTACAAG